ATGTGAGTAAATCCCCGGATGTCATTTTTATCGGTGCTGTTGCCATTGTACCGGCAGGCAATGAAAGTCTTGCACCAGATGTACCTCCAATTGCAATGCTGCTACTTACATAAATTGAACCTGTAATTGTTTGGTCGCCAATAAAAATATTAGAACCAGTTGTTGCATAGGAACCAGTTTTTGAATTTAGTAAAGTAATTGAAACTTCATCATTGGTAAGTCGTGTTGAATAACTTCCTGACGCTGTTTCAAGATTTGTGACTCTCGTTGAATAACTACTTGATGTAGCTGTAAATGCCCCGGAAATATCTGTTGCTATTTGGGCTGAGCCTGAAAGTGCTCCGTTGAATATACCTGTATATGACGTGGCATTTATCGACCCACTAATATCTAAAGAACCTGTTATTTGTTGTGGGCCGATTACAATAAAAGTTGAAGAACCACTTACGGTCAGTGAACCTGTAATACTTGCGTTTCCAACAAATGTACCGTCCCATTCACCTGTGACACCTGTTATTCCTGAACCGTTACCATAAAAACTTCCACTGAAGCTTCCTGACACGCCGTTGGTTACATTCAATGACCCTGTAATAGAAGCATTACCATTATGGCTTCCGTCCCATTCTGCTGTGATACCTGTTAAATTAGTTCCGTCCCCTTGAAAACTTCCACTGAAAGAACCGCTGTACCTTGTTTGAGTTTCTAATGCAGTTATTCTACTATCAAGACCTAGGAACCCAGATGAGCCCGGACCTGACCGTGGGTTACTTATAAATGTAATTTTTGTACCGGTAATTGTATCGGGTGCGCCGGGTACACTCATTACCGTATGAGTAATATCCGAAGATGCTTCGCTTGTAATTAAAATTTTACTTTTAGAAAAATACTTTTTGGTATTGGCTTCTTTACCAACTTCTTTATGTACTAAATGGCCCTTTACTACAAAATCGCCAGTTGCCTTTACAATTCTATCTTCACCGTTTGTATCAGTTGATGTAAAATTAAATGAATCTGCCTTTACAATAAATTTATATTTTTCTCCCCAAGCTTGTCCGGAATAATATATAAGTTGTTCGACAAGTTTATTAATTTGTGTGGTAAAGTCGCACCATATAATCATTTGATATGTGATATCAACATAGTCGGGTACATCAACCGAGTAATATTCCTCGACGGGTTTGCTCCCGATTAATGCAGAAAACTTATCATATATGTTATTTTTGGTAAACTTTTTTTTGAACACCATTCGGTTGGCGTCGGAGTCTGCAACTTTATTAAATATTAAATCGGTGCGGCGGGCAATTCCTGTACGATTAAATACAATTGCAGGTGCAATAAGTTTTCCTTTCTCATCACGCATATAACCTGTTGCCCGTATACTTGACCATTTTTCTTGATTGGCATATTGAACAGGTACAGATACTATTTTTCCATCTTGCTCTACGGTAGGTTTTACTTTATCTTGAAGAAATGATTTAACGGCAAAATCAATATCTATAATACCAATTGAAGGGTCTTCGACATTATCGGTATCACGACGGGTGATATCTGCACGATTAATGACGATGTCTTTTTGAAAGGTATTAATTGTTTTATCAATATCTACCTTACCAGTATCTAAATCGCGGGTAAATTTATTTATGCTTACAGTTTTTGCCATTATTCTTTATGCGGAGTTGGTCGTGAATCAGTTATATTTAATCGTGTTCGTGAGGTAATATGACATTCATATATCATAGACCAACTTGACCCCCAATTTTTAACCTCGTCGGATATTACCGTATCTGGATTTTTTCCGACTATATGTTTGTTTTCTACAAGTGTATCAATCTCAAGGTATTCATTATCGTAAAGTAAAATATCTCCTACTTCAGGAAATAAATCAATTGCCACTAAATCATCACGAAGAAACGAGACAGTTACTTTGTTATTATAATCCTGGCCAATTTCGTCATTTCTATATGCTTGTACATCTCTTCCGACCAATGCAATTACTTTAACAGGTGCATAATAAACTTTTTTGTCGGATTCACCATATAAATTTGCGGCAGTTTCATTAAGTGCCAATTTATAGACAGCGACTTCCTGCTGAATCATTTTGTTTAACAATTCACGGTTTATGTTACGAAATAAAGAGATGTCATCCCTGCTGCCGAAAATGGGGCACATTATATAATCTCCTTTGTTAATTCAACAATATATCCTTTCATAGCACCTTGTTTAATAGGAACATTTGTATTCATATACTTATTAATCTTTCCACAAGTCACGCGCGTATGTAGTGTTGCTTCTCACTAATAATATTATCGTTTGTAATTTGCCGTTCCAATAATAAATTATAATATAGTCGATGCCAATCTATCATATGAAATTTTGTATTAAAAATATAAATGGAATTAATGCTCCTATATAAATCTTTAAGGGAACTCGTTGAATTGTTTCATTCAAATATTGTGATTCATTTTTGGCACGTTCCATTTGTTTTTCTTTTGAAAGTGATTCTAAATCAGTTTTCATTTGATCTAATAATCGCGTCTTAATTGTTTGTGATTGATTAATTAAATCCGGGCCATTAAGGGTAACCTCACCACCTGGTATTGGTATTGTTGAATATTTGGAGCGTATCCAGCCTAATATACCCATTGCACAAGCCAAACCATAGTCCCATATCCACCGTTTGCCCACGGAATTAATTTTAGAATATGTCATGAAACTAAATGGCGCATTAGAGGGGTCTGACGCAAGTGTGGTTCCTGTTCCTGCATTTCTTAATGCATTGGCTCTATCAGATTTTACAATATAACGAAAATATACTCTAAAATCTTTTGTTGGTATTGGAAATATTTTAAATTTATTATTAATAATGTGAAAGCCATACCCAGATTTTCTTACGGTATCATTTAATTCAATTGCTTGGAGGCGTAGTAAATCTGCGAAAATTGGCATCATCATGAATGTTCCACCGGCGCCCATTCCCCCAATTGCGGGTGACATATTGCCAAACCCAAGTTCTCCGAGCATTGATTGCATTCCTAAAGTTGATTCCATGAGAGGGTCAAAATATCTACGAATTGCAGGAGGCGTAAAATGTAAAACTTCTTTAATTTCAATTTGTTCGCCGGAATGTAATGCATCACGAACCAATACGTTTAAATCATAATCTTGAATACTTTCCGTTACATAAATACTACCTGTACGCCATTCTATATTACCACCCACTCCTGCTTCGGAACCGTAGTCCGCGGCAATATTAATCATTTGGTTAAAAGTGTTTGTAACTAATCGATGGGTCATATCCGAACCAGTTGATGCTCCGGCAATGGATATCATATTGTCTTTAATGTTTTGTTGATTGACCAAAGAGGAGTATTCAGATACTGCTTCTTCGAGACATGCATAAAAATTCACATCTTGTAATTCAACTGACACAATAGGTGCTCCTAATTGGAAGGTTGCGTCTGTGTCGTAGAGACCGAAAGGGGTTGAGCCCGTGGTAAATGATGAAGATCCAGGCCATATTGCTATTGAGAATTCAGAGGCAGTTGCCATGAGTAATTTCCTTTAGTATAATTATAAGGAAATTTAATTTTTAGTGGCCTGACGTTTTAATCTAATCCTTTTTGATTACCCATTGCCTTATAATATGTAGGATCTGTTCGTGATACGCTGACTTGGATATTAAATTTTTTATTTTTTGAATTATACATTGGGTTTGTCGTGATTTGATCGATAATAAATGGATATGGTTTAAGTTGGAGTTTTCGTGACAAATCACTGAATTCTTGTGCATGTGGTTTCTCATTTATTGTAATTGGAAAATTTTCATGATTGTTATCCGATGCAAAATTATCTAGAAGCCGTTTAAATGAATAGGCATATGATGAATCTTTTTTGATTTTTGATATTTCCGATTTATCGAGAGTGACTTGATATTCTTTTTTGGCTGAGTATTTAAGTTCATGAATAACTTGTTCTTGTATGATATCGTAAAGAACGCCAATTGCATTTGGTGAGGTTTTGGTTTTATCTCCTATTCTTATGCCCGGAGTGTTATTTGGATTTTTTGTTATTTTACCAGCAACTATTTTCGGCGAAATTAAATTCACTTCGATTTCAATTCCAGATGATTTTTGCCGAAGTTTATCACCTAATTTAATTGCTTGTTCTTGATTATTTTGGTGACTGCAATTATGTCTTTATCATCTAATAGATTTTTTACGTATCCGCCAATTGAATCGGCAACCTTTTTAACATTTATAGACGTTACTGGCATATCTTTTCTTTTTAACGCCTTTCCAATTATATTAGCAATATCTGTAAGAGTATCTTCTTTTATAACAAACTTGATGTGCTCTTTAATTAGGTCTTTGAGTTGTGATGTTTTCATCGTACTACTTTATTTTGTTTTAAAATTTGTATTTCATGACTCGATAATTTTCTCATGAGATATTCTTCAATATCACTAATGGAATTACCCTTGCCACATGCACTTTTGATATCTCGAACAAAATCATAATCCTCTTCTTTAAGAATAAGTTTAATCTGTTCTTTAATTAGGTCTTTGAGTTGTGATTTTTTCATGATTATTTTTTAATTTTAGATAAAATTGCCTTTGAAAATTGTGAAAACACATCGGTGATAAAATCTTCATCATATGATATCATATACCGAATCTGTTTATCGGTGTAATTCATAGATTTCAATTCCTTTGCAATTAAATCAATGACTTGCCGTTCGTTCATATTAGTTGTGATTTTTCCCTCGATTTTCTTTGCTATAAGTTCGTAAGTACGTGCTTCACTTAGTACCATTTTGACCTGCTCTTTTATCAATTGTTTTAATTCTGATTTTTTCATAGTATTATCCAGTTTTACTGATTTTAATTGCTGCGTTTATAAACGCGTTGATTGATTTAAAAAATTTATAGTTGCCATTTACTTCAAATACTCTTTGTCCGTCTTTTCTTATAAGAATGTGATATCCAGCAGCATCGTTTTTAGAACTCCGCCTTTTAAAAGATAGTCACGGATTTGTGTGTCATATAATTCTAAAAGGAGTGATGATAGTTTCATTATGTATATAAGTATAAGGAATTTTAGAAAACCATTTCATATTTTCCCATTCTGTTAAATTTAGGTTGAAATTAGCTAACTTTTATAGGGTTTATTAATACTATGTTATAATAAATATAGTAAAAATTTAAAAACAATACAAATCATTATGAAATTTTCAATAAATACTCTAATTTATCATGATGTTTATTATTGAAATGTGAGGTACCATTCTTAATGAAATATTCATTACATTTATCTGAAAATATTGTTCTTAACTCATTTGGAATATTAACCAATAAATTCTCAAACGTCATTAATGATTTGATAAAGGTATCTTGCCATTGTTCAAAGGAATCATAATGAATGACATTGCTATATCGTTCTGTATCAAAATATGGAATGCTCGTGAAAGTTAAATCACATTCTTTATTACCGGAATAATCTTCTAATTTGCAATTATGTAATTCAACATTAGTAAAATTCTTTGCAAGTTCTTGTAATTCTTTAAATGTATCTGGATTTGGCTCTATTCCAATATATCGTCCACGTGGATACATACTTTTAAAGCCCAACATTCTTCCACCAAACCCGGTACATGGATCTATCACCGTTGGAGTTTGATTTTCGCCCAAAAAATGTTTGTAAATTGCAGCTGCAAGAACAGGTTTAAAAAATGATATCGTGTATCTCCGAGCCGACAAACCACGAATCAATTGATGCAATGAAAAATCAAATACCTCTCCTGAAGCATTACAACCAATACGGTATTCGATTACTTTTCGCATTATATCATCGTCATTCCATGCCTCAATTGGTGTTTTATTATTACCAAATGCAGAATTCCAGTATGATTTAAAATGGTGTTTTAAATAATTATGACCAACTGAATGGCATCTATTTGATATGAATGTTTTGTTTTCCAATATTGATGAATAATCAGTTGTTTGTATTTGAGTGGTTATGCCCTGAATATTTTCTTCCAGTGATGGATACGGGAAGGGTGGGTGGAAGGTACGGATGAATTTGAGTAGAAGTGATGCGTATTTACGAAGTTTTTCTTTGCCTTTGATTTCAATATATTTTTTAAAATAATATTTTGATGCTATAACTTGTTTCCATGATATATCATAATTTGGATAATACACATTATTAGATAATATTGTTTCTAACTCTGGTACACATGAAAATATAAATTTTTCACGTTCATACCTTACCCGGAAAAAATTAAAACTACTTTCTGACATATATTTATTTTTTATTTTGTCATTACACGCACCATTAATGGTTTGGACTGTTAAATTTACAAGATTGTCTTTATGATGCCCTTTACCATCAATCTCGATAACTGCGTTAATATCAGGAATATATGCATCGTACAATTTTCCTTTATAAAGGAAAGGAGACACATAAGTAATATTAGCCGCTTTTAGCATGTCCCGAAATTCATACTCATATGAGGATATTTTATTCTTTACAAGTGATGAACCATACAACAAATTTCGATTTGTTGTAATTTCAGATTGGATATCAGACGTGTATTCTGAAGTTGTCTTATATACGCCGTACTTGAGTTTATATTGGTCGGGTGATAAGTTATGTTTTTTTAAATGTGAATTAGAAAGCTTTTTGAAGTTTTTATTGCATATTTCACATTTTATACGATTTGTCTCATTTGATAAAATAAACTTATCATACTCAATTTTTTCAAAATATAATTTCCACAATGGTTTGTGTCCTGGATATAAGATAATAAAATCTTCTGGTGATAAGTTATGTTCTGTTTTCAAATGAGTTGTAAGCCAACCACTTTTATTTTCTAAATCAACTGTGGTCCATTCACATAATGGGCATTTGAATGTTTCCTTAATTGGTTTATTGATTATATCATAATGAATAATATAATCAGCTGATATACCATGATTTATTGTCAGGTGTTTAATTGCATGCCCGCCATGGTTGTTCACATCATTTGTGATGTAATCACAATATTTGCATTTAAGTTGTTTCGATGAATCAATTTTATGTTCCTTTATCGAACGTAATTCATTTAATTCTTTATCTGAAAATTTACATTTATTCGAACAATACTTTCGTTTCACCGGTATTTCTTTTTCGCATATTTTGCAGTTTGAATGTGGTTCTTTTATGTTGAATTTTTGATTGTAATTGACACGTGAAATTTTATGTTTTTGAAGATGGGAGGTGAGATGGCGATGAGTGGGTTTTGATTCATTGCAAATTTGACAAATTATTGGTTCCATAAGTTTTTACTCCTAATTAAGTGGTATGATAATATATTTCATCTACCTTACATTAATAAGTATAAGGAAATTTATCAAACACTATGTTTTTGTAATATTTATTTTTGTTTTTGGGCACAAAAAAATAGGGAGAATTTCTTCCCCCTACTTTCAAAAATTTCAACTACTATTTTTATTATAGTATTGATTTGACCTCGTCGAGATTCTTACAATTAAAATACATCTCAAATTTACCATACATTGCAGTCGAACCCACATTAAAATACTTACATAGTTGGGCTAAATTAAAATCATTATTTTTAATAATAGTGATTAATTCAGTTTTATCAATATGTCGATACGCAGGATTATTTTGCCCTGAACTTTTTAATGAACGATTTGCATTACGTGCTTTATATCTAATTTCACCGTCATCATTTCCGTACCTATTAATAAACCATTGTAGTGAATATCGACCTACTGATCTTTGCTTTTGAAGAAGCTTTGATTTTTCTGAATGATGTTTACCGTGCATGTGGCCCGATTGATTTCCTCGTTTTACTCTAACTCGTATTTCTTCCCTATTTGGATTGTTTGTAAAATGGTCGCCACCATCGCCACCGGCTGCTATATTATAATACATAGGATTATTCTGAGCATTTGTTATTTTAATCCAGTGTTTTTCGCGTTCATTAAGATGTTCTATTGAAGTGCAATGCTCAAGTATTGTTTTTACGAAATTTTCCTTGCCGTACTTTTTAAGTGCGCGACGAATTAATTTGCCACTACCAAAATAAGATGGATCGTTATTGGAGTCTTTGCCAATGTAATGTTTACCGTTAATTTTGTTTATTGTTTCATATATTACCATAAAATTCCTTTATTATAAATATAAGAGTTTTATGAAAAACGCGAAGAATGTGACAAATTTTTCATGAAAATAGGGGAAATTTCTTTCCCCTATCTCAAAAATTTCAACTATTATTTTTATTATAATATTGAATCTAATCCTTCTATGCGTATGCGTCCAAAAAATTCACTTCTGATCATCTTTTTAGCATACCTCGTCATTACCCCTTTTCTCGGTGTAAAGTTAGTTGGATCATAAATCAATGGTGTCATGATCAACGGAATGTACGGTGCGTAAACGGCTCCTGTTTCCAAGAACTGAGTTCCACGATATCCCATTAACACGGTGTTCTCCAACATATAAGGATTTTTATACACGGTAATCTGTGTGTTAATCGCTCCTACTTGTTGAACTCCCATTGCGAATGATTTTGTTCCCCATGCACTACCATCTGTTTTTGCGGCATATCCTGGGATAGACTCAATTACAGTTGCTACTTTTGGTGAACATACAAGGAAGTTTGCACCGCCACGCATTGTTTTTTGGTGAATTGCATTACTTACCGCTTGGATTTTAGTTCCAAGTGTTTGGAACCATGTTCCTTGGTTGTAAGCTTGTCCTGCGATATTAGGATCTGCCATGAATGTACCAGAGGCTTTATCATAGATACGACCTAATTTTGCCGACCAATACCCTGTGGTCAACGCATTTTGCATTAACATATCAAGTATCTCAAGATCAATTTCCTGGGAAATATATTCTGATAACATTGATGTCAATTCATTTTCTGCGTCAATTGAGTGGTAAGCGTTCAAGTCTTGGGCAAATTCCGGTGTCCAGATTGCTTTCAATTTTCTTGTTTTTGCGACAATCGCTTCGCTTCTCATCTCAATATTGATTTCAGGAATATCAAGTGGGTTAGAAGTTTGGTTTGAACCACCTTCTTCAAAGTCACCACGAGTAACATCTGTTGGTTGCATTTGATACTTTACTTGTATCGAATCATCAACAATTGCTCCTGAACCGGATACCACGAAAATAACTGCAGATTTGTTTGAGTTAAGACGTGTATATGCTGGGTAGTAAGCAACAATTCCAGAACCGGATATTTGATATGCTCTAATACCATCTAAGTCGGGGCGTGTCAACGATGAAGTTGGTACGGTCACCAATTGATAGTTAGTGCTCAAATTAATCGATGCGGAAAAATCACTGTCAAAGTTTGCATCTGATAATGAAAACGATGATGTTGATGTGTCAGTTGCTCCTGCGCCAAGTGATAGTAACGATGTAGAAGCTTCGTTAATTGAATAACCAAACTTACCTGCACCATACAAACCATTACGTGGATCGCCTGCTTCGGATGTTACACCGAACAATGAATTTTCTTCTTTGCGTGAGTCTGTTGCAGTGGTATTAAATCCAGGCTGTGCGGTTCCGTATTTGAAATCAAGCCAAAAAACTAGACCCGAAGGTAAGTTCATTGGTTGAACACTTACGAAATCTTTAGCTGCGATTTCACTGAATACTCTTCGTACAAGTGGCAAAGCAACGCCTGACCATTCTTCTGATCCTGCTGCTGTTCCCATTCTTGATGATTCTAATACAAGCTCTTTTGCTTGGTTTTCCAATAGAATCGCCATACCGTGACGTTCGTATTCTGCGTCGACTCCTTCTAAAAGTCCTGTCTTTGCCCATTTGGCGACAAGTCCCTTGGTGTCTTGCATCTGATTACGATGGTTGACGGTTGTTTCATTTAAAATTTGTTTTACTTCATTTGCCATAATGGCCTCCTTTATTTTTTAACTGGTTGTTTTACTTGTGGTTTAATACCGGCAAGGTGTTTCATTCTAGAAACGAAATCAACTGCATTGCTTTCCGATAAAATTTCTTTTTTCGGGGCGGTG